CGTGCGTACAGTTAGCAGGCCACTGGGGGGGCGTACAGTTAGCAGGCAAGTTAGTGTGGCCCGCGTTTAACTGATACTCCAATCAGCTAATCCACCAATGAGTGCACTCGCTCACCCCGTACAACACACAACACACACACAACGCACTCGATTGGCAAAGAAAGACCAATCGGGTGCAAAACCTCATTATTCCTGGAGCATCAGCGGGAAAAAGAGGAACGCACTGATGCACGCATTAAATGGAAACAGAAATGTTTTCAAAGCAATGAACGCCTACGCACAACGCCAAACCGAAACCAAAATTAAGGGCAGGACCTCCCAGCCCGTCGCCTTTACAAAGACACAAATGCGTAAAAGGGGAATTCAAAAGACAAAGAACTGTCTACGAAAGACATCCAACAAATGTATGGGCCCGCCAGCGAACGGCCAAAGCGACTGGAGCAAGAACCACAACAAATACACTCTCGTTGGATGCAACACGCTTATGCTAGTTGAGCCGCAAACTGTTGAACCACAAAGCAACTTGTTTGAAATGCATGCCCTCGCCGTACGCAGATTATTGAAAAAGAAAACCAATACAACACGCAACAAACCAACGAAATGCACGAACTGCGGCCCCCTTGTCTGGTTCGAACATTCCGATGAGCAGTGTCCCAAGAAGCAACAGCCCCCTAAGCCCGGAATGAAGGGCCAATGGGTTGATGGAATCTGGACATCAAACAAGCGGCTTAAGCGAATGCGCAGATGGAACAACAAACAGAGGAAGCGAATGTCTGTATTGAATTGGAGGAAACACTGGAACGCAATGATGGTCAAGCAGTTAAACGCGGGACCCACTTTAGCTAGCGTGTTGCGGCTAAATTGCTCAGGCGAAAACTACAATGCCAAATACCGTAAGTATTTCGGCAAGGCTGCTAAGTACACCGACAAAGAAACTTCCCTGATGGACATCCTAGAAAACACCCGAAGATTGCACGCAGAGTCAATAGCAATGCTGGAGTCGAATGAGCCCATGAAACTGGGCGGCACGGGCGACTGCTGGAAGGTTCTGCCCATCCCAATTGATTTCGAGTCAATTCTCCCACCAGTGACAGTCAATTACGACAAAAAGGTGTACAAAAAATTCATGGCATTGGTCTCAATGCGCATGTACACAGACGTGGCAGAGGCCGCCTTTAACATGAATCTACCGCAGAAATGGATAGATGCGTGGAGCAGTCCGTTGGAGATCTCAGTCATCCTTGACGCTATTAGCGAAGCAGCAGACCAAGCCGTAATAAACGAGGAGGAGGGCAAAGATGTCGAAGTGTGCTACAACGGGGAGATGATGCCATTCCTAGATCTTTATGAGGCACCTGGCGAGTTCAGGCTGTCAATGGCTATTGAGGGCGAGCAGCTAAACATGCATATTGAAAGCATGGACGGTGAAGGAGAGTTCTCTCTGAAGGAAATAGAAGAAGCACTAATAACCATAGAAGACACCCAACAGTTGGACCTGCCAAACAAGACCAGACTTAAAGCAATTCTGGGAGTTGTACCAGGAATATTCCACACCACCTCAATACAAAGTCTATTGAACACAGGTGAAGTGCTGGAAACCTCCAAATGGAAGGCCCTAGTTGAGAACAGGGACCTAAGGGCAGCTGCATTGGCCCTGGCCAAGGTGGACCACCATGTGTATAGCATACCAGGATGCGGAGACCGGGAGACAGCAGAAAAGATGAACAACCCCGACAAAGGGGGTTGGGCACTGGGAATGAACGTACAGTACACTAACGAATTGAGCCCAAACAGTTGGGTGCAAGCATTCCCTGAAGCCGCAGCAGTGCACATAAGCAGACAAATGTTCAGCGACAGACCAGTCAAGATATACGCCAAGCCGCAATGGCTAAATCCCACAGACCATCTAAACGCAAAGGATAAAGCAAAATATAGCTTAGCATTTTTCACCGAGACAAGCTTGAACGAGGCCAATCTCCAAACAGCTTTAAACGGCTGCAGGCAAATGGTCGCCGTCCTGCCAACTTACAATGAAGATATGCCGCATCTAAGCTCGAACGAGGACGGGAACTACCTAATGAGGAGAGTTGCAACCGACTTAGAAGTTGTTAGGGAGGACAGCACCCAAGTGACCACACACAACGCTGACATAATTAGCGCGCTCAATAAGAAGGATCTGCTGGTAATAGGGGGCAAACTCTACAAAGTGACAATCATTGGCACAGTTTGCCATGACACCGTGGTGAGCTTGACCCTACTAGAGGGGACCCCGAAAGAATTCAGCAACATCTTTGCTCTAGACCACAACAGCACGGTTAAAAGGTACACATATACCATGCCCAAATTCGACGCCACTCTAGGGTTCATGATGCCTACTTTCGAGACTAGGACAGTGGACATCGATGATGAGCTACTGAGAGTCGTATTCACACACAACCTGCATAGGGGAGACCTGGATTTCAGAACATTGCTAACTCGATGTATCGGGTTCGCGCACAGGCGATACCACATGAAGCACTCCGTGAAACAAAGATCAGACCTCAGCCCACAACAGCTTATTGATCATGCTCTGTTGGCAGCACTATTGGTGCGTAGGGCTTACGTCACCAGAAGGTGGTTGGCTGATCTCTCCAACAGCCCTAGATGGGCACAAGTTGCGATAAAAGGAGGCTTTGGACTGGCGAACTTAGTTCTGCAGGCTCTCCACGAACACAGTGGAACATACCAAAAGTTCGAAAGCTGGATGGAGCAAGTCACCAGGGTATCAGGCAGCGCCATAAAGGACTTCACAAACCAGGCTGTTTTCGGCGAAATAGAGGCGTGGATGTTCAGAGCTAAAACGAAAGCTTGGGAATGTTACAGCGTGGGAAGCAAGTCACTAACTGTGTCATGCCTACACCATGATGATTGCACACACACGGGACCTATGTCTTGTTTGTGCTGCGGGCAGCCCTCGAACAGGCAATGGTGCACATGCTGCTCCAGGCAACTATGTCGGTTGTCACATAGTTGCCAACACTCATGTAGCGGCAACCACACCGGATCTGAGGTGTGCACATGTTGCAATATGCCCAGTGATGAACCAGGCACGTGCAAAAACTGCAAACCAGCAACAGATATGGAGTATGACCTGGACTACGAATGGGATGAGTTCGTTGAGAAACTGAAGGCAGAGGGTGGCAAGCCTGCATCGAACTCTGCCCAACCAGTGCTACCAGAAGGCATGATCATGCCATCTGGACCCTGTTCCCAATTGTCCAACGGACAATATCTCCACAAATGTGCACTGTGTGACAGACACTATAGTTACATACATCCCCTATGTGCCAAGAACCCAAACCATTTCCAAAGTGCAAAAGCCTGTCCACACTGCAGCGGAGGAAAGGCTCAGAAAACTGACGAATATGGTATCCCTCTCAAGGACGAACCCAAAGAAATACCAGGCGGCTGGAGACCTGCGGCTGAGGAAGAGGACAAGGAGCCATCTCCCAGGAGTCGCAACGTCGTGGTATTGTTGAAGATGGGGCACACTCTTTCGGAATGCTTGGCCATCGCAGGCAGCGGAGAATCATACAACAACCTGTACAATTGGCAGGGTGACACCTCAATAGAGCTGCCAATGATACCGTATGGCACTCAAAGCTGTAGAGTGATCGCGACCGATTTCGAGGACAAATTGCAAATCCAAAGAGGAGTTACTTGCGGACTAGCGGTGCTGCAAACTCTAACCAACAAAGCAAACGAAGCTGATGCCACAATCTTGCTGAAGAAGTCCGACACATACAGTTCCGGAGATATGGTGGCCTTAGCGGAAGCATGGAAACTCAACCTCATTCTTTTAGCAGAAAAGGAAATAGTGATCACCAAGAACAAGGACTCTGAGGTATTCGACTGCATTCTGGCCAACGAGCCAGGACATTGGACAATAGGAACAGCAACTATAGATTTCAAAGACACACCGTTACTAACCAAAGCAGGGAGCTGCAGCACACAAGATGTGACAAAAATGAGAAACAAGGCCATGGCCAAGGGTGGTGACCCTGCGGAAATGTGTTTCAGCGCAGAAATCGTGCTGTGTTCAGAGCGGCGGACCATAGAAAAAATGTTCAAAGCAAAAATAGAAGACGGACACATAACAAACAACGCCAGAAAGGCGCACAGACCAAAGGCCGGGTTGTTCCACTTCAAGTTGCCAGACGTGTTGCCCAAGCACTTCCAGGCATGCTTCTCCACTGAGCCGTACAATGCCTACCAGAAAGCCTTGGAGATGGAATGGAAACACAGCGCGCTCACAAACATAACCTCAGAAATTGCCAACAGACTACTGGAGGCTGCAATGACGGTGGCATCTGCCCATTGCTTGGGGCAAGAAATCAAATCGGCACATAGGGAGCATGCCGTAAAGGTGGAGTCAGATTCCGCCTCCCAAACAAGCTCCTTTTTACTCCCGGCAGACGGAAAGTGGATGGACGGCGATCTCATTAGACTTACAAACTCATCTATCGATGAATTTTTCAACGTGAGGGTTGTAACAGACATGGATAGACGATCGAAGGCTATAATCCCAAAGCCAAACGTGACCGGCCTGTTCAAATGTAGGTACACAAAGGGTGGGTACGTATCCGCGTTGCAAACCATAGCAGGCTTGCTGCCCTTGTACGCCAGGAGTGTCAGCGAGGGCCAGAACTCATCAGCGATACCACATAAATGTGTAATTGGCGTGCCAGGGTCTGGGAAGAGCACCAGAATCTTGAGCCTAGCCACGAGAAACGACCTCATAATAACTGCCACAAACGGCAACAAGAGAAACATGCGCGATAAGATGAAGGCCAAAGACCAGAAGACAGACATAATGGGGCCATTGGAGTTATTACAGGCGGCAACAGCCAAGAACCATAAAAATTACGAAAAGATATACATTGATGAGTGCACGATGGTTACCTATTTGGAATATCTTGCAGCCACTTCCCTACTCAACAATCACAGCCAAACCCCGTTTGCTGAGAGGATTGAGTTGTATGGAGACGACAGCCAAATCGGCGCCACTTGCATAACCGCCAGGGCCCAGGTGGGCACACCAACCGGCTTACACAGGTTTGCGACAGAGGACAACACTGAACATTGGCTGGAAAGCTACAGGCTAAAGACCAATGCCGCGGAGGTGGCCAGCAAAGTGACTGGAAAGGCAATAGTGTCGAAAGTGGGAGGAAACCTCAAGATAACGACCATGAACGTGAACGATCCTATTGCCGCATATCAGAGCGCAGTTAAACAATTCAACGGGAAGGACTTCGTCACCCTCTGCTTCAACAGGGACACACAAATAGCCATACAGAAGCGTGACTCATCCGTCAAGGTGGACAGGATACACGGCTTCCAGGGACAAGAGGCCAAGAAAGTCTTAGTGCTACAGGAGAAACCGACAGCAAAAGGCAGCGTGAGCACAGACCCGAGATACACCTATAGCGCATTCACGCGAGCGCAAGACCACATAATATGGGTCAGCATGGGATTCAACAGTGAAGAGTCTATTGAATCAAGAATAGGAATGAGGCACAAAGTAGAGAGCCATGTTGGCCAAGCTTTCAAGGACAAAGTGAAACATTTCATGAGCATCCTCAGACGCAAACCAGAAGTAAAAATTAGAGACGACGTGCTGGACCACTACTTCAACCATGTTGTCGCACCAAAGTGGGAGTTGAAACACATATCGGAAGAAGTGGCCCAATCAATAAGGGCCCATGCGAGCCAGAAATTCGGCGCGTCAGTCACATTCGACGTGCACGGAAACTCAGACGTGATGGCTTTCTCCCGAGGGGTGGTAACAGCCGTAGTCCTGCACTGGGACGGTAAAGACCTGGTGGTAAAACAAGACACTTTTAAGGCCATCAACAACACCAGACTGCAGCAAATCCACGAAGCATTGAAGGGCGCAGAGGCCCCACGTACACAAGTACAATGGGAGACAGTGATGCAGATAACGCGCAAGCAAAGGAGGTGCATGGACATTGTAATGGAGTGTGTTAAGCAAACGGAAAACATAGGCTTGCTCACTAGCATCAAGTCAGAAACAGGAATATTGACCGTTGAAAGCGCCAACACAATTGATTGCGCAGCTCTCAAACTCGTTGGGTCCAACGGGGTGCACTACTTAAGCAACCCAGATGAGAATGACACAATAGTGTCCAGCTCGACAGAGGAAAACACAGCTGAATTGTTGTCTGCCATGGAAAGGTGGGTGTACGAGTTGTGTGGTAGCCATGACGTGAAGGCCGTGCACAGAGTGCTGGCAGTCACAGGAGCAATTTCGAAGATCAAATCCATGGCAGCTTCGGCAATCAATGCGACCAACCTGATGACTGTTGACTTAGATGCCAAGCTAAAGCAGGAGACAGCTGCGGCATTCGAGTCAGAAAACCGCGCCAACCTGTACGCGTATCAGAAGATGGACACAATAGAAGGCAGCCAGTTTTCTAAGATGCATCCAGCAAGATTAAGGAAGACAGAACAATACGGGTGGATCACAAGAGGAAGGTGGATCCCAATCAGCGAATGGAAGACGGCTTCTGCTATAGCGTCGATCACTTATGTTGATGAGCTTATGTCGGGATGGATGCCCAAGCTAGTGGAGATCATCACAGCAGCCGAAACTTTGGTTGCCGGAGCCGTCGGGGTGTCCATCAAGGGGTGGTCCCAGCACATGGAAGACGACAGTGCAACAGGGCAATATCTAGCTAACAAAGTTGCCCAGCTGAGGGCCAAAATGCTCAAGAACGAGCCAAAACCAATAACTTGGACACCAGGAGCACGGTTAGCATGGAATGACCTAATCGCCATCAGCATGCCAGCCTGTGGCATGCATTACACTTCTGCGCCCAACCTAGTAGACCCAAATTGGGCTGCGGCAGAGCAAGTAGCGCTGCGCATGGTCCCCAGTCACAAACGGATCACACACGTCACGGTCAATCCGAACGCCACTCTACTAAGCGGTAGATACAGCGACGCCACAGCCAGACCGTTGGGTAACGCGTCTGGTCATTTATACGATATGAGTTTGGAGCCCATGGAAACTCTGCTTAACCGACTAACCAAAGCCAACGTCGAAAAAGTCAACATACCAGAGGCCAAAGCCAACCTAGAGAATGTCATAGAGAACGCCAAACGGCAACTCGCCGGAGAAGGAGACATCTGGTGTGGACAATACGACACCAAGGTGCAACACAGCACGACGCTTGTGTCCGCATCAGCGCTAAGCCAGAGCGGAATGGCCGAGCAAGGTGCGGAACTCTTACACTATCTGAACAGTAGTAAAGAACTGCTCGTTATCACACCAAATCTTGACCCCCATAGCCGCAGGACAGTGACAGAAGTTATGGACACTGATCTGGAAATGAGCATGATGACCAACACCATGTACGGGGTCACATTCAATGCTTGCAGAGCACTGAGAACCGGATTTGCAACCGGGCGCACCCAGATGAATGGAGTGGATCTCTCCGTAGACTGCTTCGCCAAAAACTCGGCGATTTCTATCTGGAAAATCCAAAAAGAGAAACGCGTGACAAAGTACTCTCCACTACCAGAGTATGCCAAAACAGGCATGCAGACTGTGGAACTACCAGATATAACCCCTGACTTAATGACCAGTGTACTAACGAAGAAAGCTGTGACTAAGAGAAAACTTACAATAGACAATAGGATATACAGAAGTTTGAACTTAAGAGCCCTGCGTGAAGGCACCAGCTTCGAAGACCTTCTAATGGCGGCTAGGACAATGCTGCACGGCGTCATATACTCACCAGGAGGCACCGCTTGGAAGCACCAATCGGACTCTAGCATTCTAATGGACACAGCACTTGTGGTGTTTGTCAGGTGTAGAAAATTGCTCAACAATGCAATAGGGGCGGCACGTATGCTGGCTGACACACTAACCGAAAACCCGTTGCGAAACACCATGGGATACGCAAAAGACTTAGCCAGAGGGCTGGCTGCTCAGGCGCAGACAGTGTTAGGACTGAACTACACCGATGAGATGTGGGAAAAGGCCTTGGCCAGCAGCGACAACAAAGTTCTACACACTATGGCAGACATGCTACACACATGGAACTTCAAAGTAAACGACTATCACAGAGAAATACTTCATGGGGAAGCAGTAGAAATGGAAATGCCATTTGACCAACCCGTGCCAGCCATAACCAGGTTTGCCTTAGCAAACCTGCTGCACTGGAGATCACTAGGAGGGGAAGCGGACCACCAGCCGAGAGTGAGGCGGTACACCCCGCCTGCCGGCAGAAAACAACAACTGCCAGTGAAACAACAATTGCGTGACGCCTTGACTAAACAATCCGCTTGGTGGATGGTCGAGCCTGAAATCAGCGATCAGTGTGACAGGTTACAGCTGGAATACGACTCGAACCCAAGTGTTAACATAGGAATATGGGGCAATAAGGCGAAAATGAATAAAGTAATCGATGCATTGGCAAACCGCAACCTGAAAATGTGCAAATTGCTACTCACGGACGACAAAACGAATTTGGTCGATAAAGCGGGCACTCAAAAAGTTATGGCCAAACTCGCCTCTCTAAACACAACGTTAAACAGCAGAAAGGTGCCCGCACACTTTAACCAAACAGCAACTAAGGCCGTAGCAGTGGCAAAGGCCAACCCAGGGTGGCCTGGGTTCACTTCCAAGTTCTGTAACAGCATCCTAGAAGAACTAGAAGATCTAGACAATGCAAACTGGCAAGAGTTAGCTTCATTGTTGGAGGCGGGCTTTGCAGTGGGCGGGCTGAAATTCACAAAAGTCAGAACCGCATCAATAAACCTCAACACCTCCAACATCGTGATATTTGCAATTGGATCTAGAGGCGACATAAGGCCAGCGCACAACTTGGCGAAGCAACTGTCACTAGACGGAGCATCTGTCAGCTTCGTGTGCCCAAGCAACTCTTGCGAGCAAACAGGGTCCATAAACTACGTCACTGGCCAATATGATGTTAATAAAGAGTTGGACAAATGGCATAAGATCACGAATTTTGGCCCTGAAACGTTGAGTACTATCTTCAAAGACGAGCTAGACAACAACTGGATCAGGGGACTAGACTACGATTCCCTCCCGACCACAATTGACCTGGTCATAGGCAGCCCAGTCAGCCCGCAGGGTTTGATGTATGCCAGCAGCCAAAACATAGACTATGTTGACTTCTGCCCAATGCCACTATCCAACGAAGCCACCAACACGCTGCAGAGAGTGTACCAGAGGCTGCTGAGCCGTGAGTACGTTCTGCTGCACCTTAAGGCCATCACTCTCGATTTCAAGAAGCTCTCTAACATGCACTTTGATGTGGACAAACTGCTAACGTACCCGCGACCTTATTTGCAAGCCACCGAGGCCAAACTAGCACCGGCAGAGAAAGGAGAAGTACCGGTTTGCAACTTTGGCTCATGGGGCAGTAAATCAATCGGGGAAACGTGGGACTCCATAGCCGACGAGATGCCGCTAGGGGTGACGAAAATAGTCACAATGGGATCCATGCGTGATCCAAAGACTGCAGAGTTCATGCTAGACCACTTGGATGGTGCCGAAACCGTGGTGTTAGCGCAACAAGGGTCCCCACTGTACGAAGGGGCCCTCAGGAAGGGGATCACTGTGCTAACTGGCAATTACAATTTAGCTGAGATACCCACCTCAACCACAGTTTGGCACCACGGCGGAGCAGGGACAACCCAGGAACTTGCTGCCGCCGGTGTGTGGCAGGTCATCACACCGGTAAGCTTTGACCAAAAATATTGGGCCAATAGGATAACAGAAGCCGGTGTTGGTGGCATGTTCACACAAGACGTGGGTGATGTCAGCTTACTCGATGTAAGGCCTTGTGAACCGGTTTTGCCCAGTGGAATGGACGTGAGGGCGCAGGGCCTGTGCAGTATGCTCACGAAATGCTACGGTATAGGTGTAACCTGGGTGCCAAAAGGAAACGTCTTTGACATGAAGGCGGCGAACGTGCTTTGGTGGAACCAGCTAATCGGGGATGATTTCGCTTCGGAACAAGGCGGAGTGTTCCTGCACGCGATTGAAGACAAGCCACGTGTAACATTTGACCCCCTTATTGAACAACGGGAGCTGGGAGAGAGAATGACATGCGGGGCGCGAGCGTTCAACTACTACTACGACCTTGCAGAAGGCGACCTACGGTTGAGACTCAAGAACATTGGACTTGCATGGGCAGACTTAGACAACAACGGCATGACCAAGGACCAATTTACGCAGCTAGCTCTGTGCATGGGTGAAAACGTTCAAATATATAGTGATGGCCTGCAAACTACAATCATCTCACAACCGACCAAAGCAATTAGGGCGTATTGGTGGCAAAGCAGGGGGCATGTAGTGGCTGTCGAAACCAACAGCACCCTCGGAGACCAACAAAGGCACAACGTGACCATGGCAAGCACACCAAGACTGAACACAACCAAATGTACACAGGAGCCACTGGCCGTTTCTTGGCCTACTGAGATTAACGGCCAAATGCACCCAGACATGCACGCCAGGCAAGCGGACTTCGAAGAAGCAATCAGGTCCGCGCTAAGCGGAGAGCCCATGAACACGAACAACCCAGCACTAAGGTCGTGGTGTGGACATCTAAACAGAATCACGACGGACCGAGTTAAATCTAACTTTGCCATTAGCCGCAGAGCTGACCACAGCTGGATAGGGAGATGCACCATATCAACTGGCCCCGGAAACGCCAAGCTCCTAACCAGATTGAGAATCGGAGAACTGGTGGCTCTGCAAATGGTGGACGGCACAGCAACGCTGGGAATAGTGGTGTTTATAGATGAAGACGGGTGGTCACACTTAGTGACAACAATTAATCCTAAAAACGCAACTGGACTGTACATTACGTGCAGCACACTGTTCATCAGCAGGGGCAAACACACGGGAACAGTTACTGGCACTAAGGCCTGGAACAATCAAACCAACGCTGTGCTAGGTACTGACCTACCAATTGTTGATAACAACGAAGAAAGGGATCTTAGAGCCACCAAGGTGCTAGTTGGGCACTATGATGGCATACCACACCACTGGAGCAAAAGCCCGGCCGCTATCTACCATGCGGAAGACCTACTTTTTGGTGAGGGTATGCTGCCCGATGCAGAGATGGTGCAACATCTAACCAAATACGCTGGCATACTTAGGGGTGCGGTATTCGGAGACCAGAAATTGTGGACAGTGCCAATCATTGACAAGGATAATTTGGCCCGCCACTACATTGATCAATATGAAGCCACAACGAGATTTGGATTCAGCTTCGAGAATGAGCCAGATTTGGAAATGCTCCGAAGCCTGAGCAATGGTCTCGTTGTAGACAGCGGTATGCACAACCTAGAAGACCACGTGGGGTACTTCAAACTGACATTAACCACAAAAGACTTCGCATCAAAAACAGCGACACAACTAACAGAGATGTTCGGGCCATCTGACGCGGCAAACCCATTCCTTGAAGGTGTTAACTACTTAGCCACACCAGCGCCGCACGGTGTATACTATTACAAAGGTTTGAATTGGTCGGTGGCTGCAGACACTGTGAGGAAGCCCATCAACTTAGACGATCTGGTAAACGGAGCCGAAAACTATTACTTGGTGTACACTGGAAATGACGCGGACGAAGTCAGGAGAGCATCTGATAGTGCCACCGCAATATACGGCAAAGGCAACGGGTTGCCTCAGATTCTACCATCAGTAGCAAACGTCAAGGTGGCAGCAAACAAGAGAGATGATCTGGTGGTGCTGTATAGCGACGATCTGGATGTGCTGCTAGCCGCGGACAAAGATAGGTCATTCTGCCCGGCGGACGCAGTGCACGGGAAAGATGTCCACCTCGGACCACCTGTAAAGGGCTCACCCAGCGGTTGGGGCTTCGATGGCAGTGGACCCAACAAATTGGGATTGAGCACGGATTGGCGCGTGTCGACAAAAGACCATAGGTGCTTCCAAGTAACACTGGAGCAGGGATCGATGTACGACTTTGACCAACTTGCCCAAGCCCACGGCTGGGAGGACAACGCTGCCCAGAATGAATTGTTGGCCAAGTACAAGACTGCAAGTTACGTGCTGATGGACCTAGAGTTCAACGGGGAGGAGTTCACCATGACTTCGTTTGGGTTCAGATCCTGGAGAGGATCGTTTAGGCCGGCCGAGTTTGTGGTCACCAGCTCTAACAATTCTAAAGAAGGAGGGCTGTTTGACCCGAGCTACCCTATTGGATCAATAAAGTACAGAGAAAATGAACGGAATGAATTCAGGAACGGAAATTCAACAAAAATGCACCACTTGAACTTACCAGATGATTGGAGCACCAAACCGGCAACATCCGCAGCGAATGACCTACTAAATTCCCTAGCCAATGCATTGTGTAAAATAATTGAGCACAACGGGAACAAGCGAGTGATAATTACGGCTAACGCAGACTGGAGCCCAGAAAAAAGGTCGATGAACGCCACATACATCAACCTAACCTATGATAGCCGACCCCAACAAGGCTGGGTCAATGTGTTGGCACCTGACGTTAATGGTTACACAACTAGTTTGAGGCAATTGAGGACAATCTTATGGTACAGCCCGCTGCCCGATAGAGACTGGTTGGTAACGGTGGTCGGCGGCAGAGATGACTTTAATGAAGTTGCCAAAGGGTCAAGAGCCGATTTGCCGGAGACGCGAGGAGTGTTCAAACACATCAAAACTGTCGGAGGTGCACAATTGTACTTGAATAACTGCACAGGGCACGCTGCAGCTGGTGCACACTTGTGGGATCGATGGGTTAGCGACATGCAGCATACCAGCCATATATATGGCACCGATGAATGGTTCATGGCACAGTACACATGCAACCACATGAGGACCGTGATGACACTCGACCAGTTCAACTATGAGCCAATGGCGTCTTACCCCAGGGTGCATCCCATCGACATGCTACCACACTGGTTCAAGAAAGAAGACAAAGAGAGAGTCATGCAAATGCAGAGCAACCTCTCTTTGACTAACAGTGAGGATGACAAGGCAATAGCGACCAGGATATGCAAAATAAGTAAGCCGCATCACCCCAGTGCAACACCATTCTCCAGATTCCAAGTGCCAGCCATGCAATACGCCACCTCCATAGACGGGAGTGTCGTAATTGGAGGAGCAACCTACCAGATCCATGAGAATGGACTCCTAGGCTCCGTATCCAATGCGTGGACTACCATACTAAACCCAAAGACCACTGAGCAAATTAACATAACACAAGGGCTGCCAGAGGGCTGTTTAGTCATCACACCAGATGTTACCACTAAGCCCACATGGGATGGACCCATAGTAAGCATAAATGCCAGCCACCCCTGCGCGGACCAAGTGGTGTCCCTACCAGTACATAGCAGAGGTGAGTTGCTATCCGTCGCCTATTACTTGCTGCTCGCGGGGAAAGGCAAGAGGGGGATGTTGCTGACTGATCAAACTGCCCACTTTGTAGGGACCGCAGCAAGGGCTAGCACGCAGCCAGGCCAGATCAAATTGTATGGAGTTGGCAACGCGAATGGCACACAAGCTATCGGAGTAATAATCACCAGTGATGACATCAACGTCGCACAGCGAAGCCCCAGTAGGGAGCTAGCCTCCATAAGCTGCTGGAATTACATGGGAGACAGAGCCTTCGGTGACAAGGTGACCGTGGCGCAAAACTTACCAACCAACACCCCGAGGTGGGACGTCAGGAAATACAAATCCAGCCAGAACATAACCATGGATTGCGAAAAAGAGATGCAAAGGTCGCTCCCAGCCGAGTTTAAACAAAGCAAGCTAATAAAAATACAAGTTACAGGCAGCCTTTTACAAGCAGTCAGAGGCCAAGTGGTTAGCACAAGCCAGTTGGTGGCCGAGGCTACTGCGATCATGGCAGCTTTGGGTGACGGACCCATGGCAGAGGATGCTGCTGAAGAAATAGAGCTGTTAAGAAGTCTTGGGGCACAAACATGGCAGATTGACGCGAACGCCGGAAAGAACCCATCATGGTGCAGCAACTGTGCCATTTTAAGAGTCTCAAAAGACAGAAACAACACCGACAGCGTGTACTTGAAGTACAGAGGCGCAACCGTGAAACCGGTTCGGGCCGGCATGATGCTGTCCTCCCAGGACCCTGAAGTAAATGACAACGTGCCAGAAGGCGTGTGGATGGACCCAACGGAGAGATCATACGATGGCGTCCCCAGGTACACCCAGGGAGGCATGTTGAACCAAGGAGGAGCAACACACGGCAAAGGTCAGTCTAGTAAAGCGCCAACGGAGAACCTACTGCTTGCGTACGCAGTGGCAATGCCGGAAGATGAGTATGAAATCATGATGAAACATCCAGGTAGTGCGGGGATGGAGAAATATCTAGTGCACCACCGGGACATAATAACAGAGAAAGAGAAAGAAACAATAAAGAAAATGGACGATCCCAGGATGGTAAATGGCTTACTAAGGGTGATTTCCAGAAGGGTGGAACCCGGCAAAATACTCGTCACATGGGGCCAAGCCACGGTGGATAAAAGACAAATAGCGTTTGAGCAAAGCATAGTCATTTCAGGACACCAAAGTACCGGACCAAACCAGACTACACGAGACTTAATACTGTTTGACAACGGGCGTTACCAAACTATAATTGTTTACGACGAGTCTGAGGCGGCAGATAGCATCAAAACCTTGCGAAAGAGACAATTGGAAAGAAATGACACGATAACCACACATAACATCAGGCACTCAGCACTGGACGAAATGGCTTTCAATCAAATTCATGACTACAGAGGTGAAATTGACGCATCTGGCAGCTCAGCAGCAATAAACAACTTCGCATACATGCCACTCACAGACCCGATGTTTGGCAAAACTGAAGGGTATGTCACGCATGACCATGCACCTGAGATTCCAACTGATGACATAATAGCCTTTTACGAAAATAAGGACCTAACGGACTTGGTAAGAGTACAAGCCCCGCTCAACAAAGGAGAGGGCAAAGGCTATAAGGGTCATAATTTCCCAATGGGAATAATTGAGTCCAACAAAATAGCTTTGACCCCATATCCGATTTACAGCAGACCAGTGCTCACGCGAATGGCGTACGCACTAGAAAATGCCGTTTTCAATGTGTTGGCAAGCGCCATCACATATAGAAAACACGAACTCAATGCTGCTTATGAAGCCAAGATGTTCGTCAAAACGTATGGCAATGAGGAGGCAGAAGAGAACATTGCTAGATGGCAAAAAAACAAATTGTACTTCAGCACAGCGCAAGTGAGGGAGTGGCTGTCCGGAAGGACCGGAATAGAAGCAATCGACCAGGAACTGCAAGACATATTGGAGCAAGGTATGTTCAATGAGCCACTGAACAGGGCTAACGTACACGTCAAAATGGAACAATTGCTGAAGAGTGACCCGGTGACCAACTTCGCAGCGCAACAGGTGAGAATAATCGTCTGGAAAAAGAAAGGATACGCTGCTCTATTCTCAGGTGTGTTCGATGAGGCAAAGGACAGATTGAAAGAGTTTTTGGGCAAGAGATTTGTCTACGCAGATGGACTTACCCCTGAACAGCTAGGGAACAGGTGCAGACTGGAAACGTGCGAGGGGTTCCTTGAGGATGACCTAACCAAACAAGACAGGCAAACAGACACGGACACGTCGGCATGCGAATACCAGATTTACAGAAGCGTTCTTGGGGTACACGAGGACGTGGTGCAGCTGTGGGAGATGTGTAGCGATCACGTGTACTTTAAAGGAGATGGCATAAAAGGCAACTTCCACAAGATCAGAGAAACAGGATCAAAGACAACAGCCATAGGCAACGTGATAGTCAACTTGCTAGTGCACAGGCGATTGGTGGACAGGTTGGGTCCAAACCTTAAGCTAATGTTAGTGCTGGGTGATGACAACCTTATACTATCCGACAAGTTCATAAACGCCCAAGAACTGAGACGCGAGATAAGAAATTATTGGAACATGGAATCCAAGGCAGAGTGGGACCCTCTCAGCGGCGTATTCCTTCGCATGTTGGCGTGCCGGAACATGGACGGACGCGTGCAAATGGGGCCAGACTTTGTACGACTACAAAGGAAATTCGAATTCACTAACGGCGTGTCAGAAGGATCAGACGAAGCGGTGCAAGCAAGAGTGCTATCTTACGCATGCATGCTAGGGCCCCTGCCGGGGGTTATGGACGCAATAAGCAACTGCGACGCTACAGTCGAACCAGTGCCATGGTATGACCCTGTGCCCCAGTTTGAAGCGGTTGGGGAAAAATATTACCCAAATGTGCCTCTGGAGCACAGGACCGCAGCCGTGCTAGACAACATCTCTAGGCTCACAAGCATGATGAGGGAAAGGCACATAGTGGAGTACTCCTGGCAACACTTCGCCACAGACTCTAAAACTAGGGATATTGGCTCCCTCCCCACCGGGGATCAAACAGCAAAATGAATCAGGCGAACGCCAGGTTGGTTTCGGTCCTTACCAAACTTGGATTCGAGGTGATAGAAAACTGGAGCGGTGGCTGGTTGAGTAAAGGGCAAATAGGGTTAGACGCATACTACAGCGCAAAGCTAATGTCAATTATTGTCAGTTTAGAGGCTAGGGTGGCCACCAGTCACATGCTAACTGGCGCGGTTGAGCCCACTAATATATTTGGGCAACCCCCCACATATCAGGCACCAGCACGCTACGTGACGGCCAAAGAAGAAGGTTTACCAGACATGCCAAATTCAATTTCAAACGGGTCTGAGGCCACTGAATGGGCTGAACTGGAATATAATAACAACATGGCAGCACGCGTGTTCGGGGACACAAAGAGCACTGAACCAAAAATCAGGGGAGCCATCCCTGAGCCACCGGCAGGGAGGCGATACCTCATCTGCACTGCTAGAAGCGTGTGGGGTTACAATTACCACATAGAAGAGGTTGTGGAAATGGGAGGTGTGTTCTACCACAACTCTCTGAAAGGATGGACCTTTAGGGGCGAGCCAATCCCAAGTAAGAGAATTCTGGCGGCATGGCAAATAGGAACAGGCGAAAAGATGGATTTAGCAGCTCTCCAAGCCGCATACACCGCTGTCTCCAGAACTTCCTCACTAACTGAGGGTTTGCGTTGTTGGGCACTGTGGAAGGACACAGCGTTAGTGCACCCGTTATTCAACAAGAGTTTGAGGGATTGCGCAGAATATGGAATGTTGTCGTTCGTATTGAACAGCCAGTTTAAGAGCCGGTGGGCCAGTCTGTTGCTCAGCCAACATGCCATCCAATCTTGGCACTCATTTATCGAGGATGGGTTGCAAAAACCAATTGGACTCACTGAGGCACTGCAACAACTAAGCCCACTATGTAAGGTGCGGGCTTTATTTAGATTACAGTTGTGCACGACCAACTGGTGGGAGCCGCAGCCAAGGAACGCAAGGATGTGCATACCTGCATGGAAGGCTGATTTGCAAAACGTGAACGAGGACGTCATGTACAGAGATGTTTGGAAGCACACCAACAGCAGAATATGCATATTCGACAGGAAAACGACGTACGAGACAGGTTTAGTCAGCTGGGGTGAATACGACAGAAACACAGGGGACTGGGTGTTGGACTACAGCCAGCCAAACCCGAATTTGCACTGGATCAATAGAGTCAAGAGCAACAGCAATCCCCCCAGCATTGAACAAGACGTGGTGGAACTCGTACGGCAGAAAGGGGGCAGCAGTTGGGAAATGCCTGCCGGGTACGATACGGAGATGCGCAGGTTTTACGAACAACTGAAAAAGACAGGCCACTTCAGTGAGGTGCGTTACGAAATTGAATGGTCTGGTCTTTATTCCGCCTTATATTACGTTGACAAAAAGCCAAAAGTCTGGGTGGTCATGGAAAATGAAAAATGGGCGGTTCTGGCAATACCGTGGCAGGTTATCATTTTTCACAAGGAAATTGGCAAGCACGACGACACCCTGCCATTTGACACAATATCAACAAGGACATGGTGCCGCTCAATACCAGAGATCGACCATAGGCTAAGCAAGGCTGGCAACTCTACGGACAAATACGTGACCGTCCCAGCATGGCAACCGGTACCGACTGAAGCCAAGTGGATGAATAAGTTCGTCCACATTAACAGGGGAGTGTCAACTTCCAAACTAGCTCAAGAGCAAACCACCTGTGGACATGCCCAAATCAGCGGGCATAGGGTGGGCCAGAAATCGCTCTGTGCCACATGCTTATTGGCTACTGATCCGAACACACTACCGGGCCTGTTAAATCTGCCCGGCATTGCGCCTAACACAGCCGACTTTATACGCAACAACTTTACGAGTGAGCACAGCTTTAACAGAGACGAGCAACAAGGAGGGACGGCATACCATGACGTAATAGCAAAAAATGACTGTTCCTACCTCAGAGAAGTGGTGGATCACACCGGAGGCACATCCACCAGACGACTATATTTGACTCTACAACGAGGGGCGCAGGCCGTTGCATATGGAATGATTAGGTTCCCAATCCCAGTCTGGGTTGATGAGAGTATGCCAGCACAGCATCTGGGACATGTGAACTTCTATCTATCCCCCCCTATTGAAATACAAACCAAGATGTATCCAGCTTACATGCCAGTTGAATTTGAGAAGCTGAAGTGCCCACGGAGCTGGGCCCAAAAATTAATGGGCGGCAGTCTGTTTGCACTACATTACGGGGACGGCAGCGAACGGCCAGCGCACACAGTGATATCAGGAACATTTTTCCATGACATGAGCAAGTTCAGCAGCCACTTCAACAAACAGTACTGGATCATGACTTTCGAGCATGATGATTTGTATTACGGAGCTGGATTGAATGGCGGGGTGCAAGTATATGTAGGCAACCCGAGAGTCAAAGATATAATTACCAGAGAGCTAGCATTGAGCACAATTGAAAACGGCAGTCACATGCGTGACAGAGACCACTTGAGAGACCTGCAAGACAGAATTTCACAATGGCCATCAAACGACTTTTTATACAATCTCAACATAGATTTAGCATCTACAACCCCAAAACCAGCTCTGCCAGCACCAAGCGGTGGACTGATCACGGTGACGTTTAACACTCCGAATGTACACAATTTCACGACAGATCTAATTGCAACAGGCAGTGGCCCGTCAGTGCACGCAAAACACGATGCCACCATAATGAAGCAGCAAGCACCATTTGGTAGGGAAGCTGGGGCAAGCGGTCCACACAATATGGATTTGGTGAAGTTTTGGTCACTTTGGCAATACAGTCAAGAGTGGGCAGATGAACTCGGCGGCATAGTGGACCAGTTGAACGTACTGGACAAGATGAAGAAGAAATTCCTATTATCCACGCACGTGGTCAATGCTCCAGGATATGAAATGGTGTGCATTAACAATGAGCCGCAAAGCTTCTGCCACTGGATTAAAACCAGCATGTCGGGCAGACAATTGGCATTCGTTAGGTTGGCTGTATTCTTGCTCGAAGATAGACAGAGCAGCTGGACCATCTGCAACGGACAGAGTCATGAAATGCACGTACCATCCGGGGGAGTGTACCACGTTTGTAGACCAAACTACCATGGAGCTATGTTGAAATGGTTTGTGTGCGACGGGATAGACATTGCGAGCAACATGGAAGATGCTCTAGACTGTTGCTGGGAACCTAGCAAGATATATGGGTCTGATGAATTCCTGTTAAATCTCTGCATCATAGCGCAGGGGTACACGCTCAATAGCACATGGGAAGGAATCGGAAGGTTGGAAAATATATGCCCATTTGGGATCACCCCAGCCAATGTAGCCTATAGCAACACAACCAGGCTTCAACGAATACCAGCAGGCCAAAATCAAATAGCTAGAGTTGGTGAGCGACAAACATCCTATCAGTTAGCTTGGCCAGAGCTAGGTCTAGCCAGATACGGGATGGACAAGGTGAGCATCTACCAACATCACTTTTACAGCGGAGAGGCAGCGAATGGTTTCACACCTTCCTCCTGCATGCACGGCCACTGGGACCGCCACGAGAGTGGCAGCTACTTTGGAGGCCCACCAAAACCTGGGTGCATGCATAGGTGCGAAAATCGAGAAATTAGGAGCCAAACCAATGCTGGCATCCACGGGCTAGATGTGCGTGCTAGCTACAACCGACCCATCAGCACAAAAGATCTGCAAGCGTGGGACTATCTCATGCTCCAGCTAGAGACTTATATTGACGGGCTGCCAACCACCAAACTATACATGACTGCCAGTATGTCATTCCGGGCGCATGGGTACTTCATAAACCTAGTGCGAGGCCAAAGCAACGCGACTGAGTTCAAACCAGGGGCCATGGTGATCACCCTCGCTACCGAGACTGGGATCTCGTTGGCATACATGCGCATGGCAGTGGCCTTCCTGAAACCACGAAACTTGGTGGTGCGGGTAATGAACGGCAGAGTCTACCAGGGATACAAGGAAGCCATAGATGCAGCCAACGCGATACCTGGCAAATGGGTACATATGAACGGGGTGATCCCTAGCCACCCTCCATGTGGGGGAGTGGTGGAGGTGGGCTGCTACCACGGATTTGTATCCAAAGCTAGAGGAGCATGTGGCTTAATGGCTAGGACTTACGGTGGAGATGAGCTATTCTTGGCCTGCTTGGCTACACAGACTGTTACTTACATGATAGTCAACAGCACGCATAGAAGGTTAGAATGGCCGACCACCACTCAAGTGCCGCCTATGACAGTCAAGTTCCTTGGCGGAAACTTAGATAGCAAAGGGTGGTGCGCTCTCCAAGGAACCACTTTGTACGAGCGCATACGAGTGGAAATGAAGCAAGATGCGCCGGTCTTGTTCAAGCATGCATACACACCTGAAGGCAACAAGCCAACAGCCACACTGCAAGAGTTATACGAAGCTCTATAAATTACGTGACAAAAAGCCGGGTAAGACCCAGCAAAGAGATGTGTGGGCCGCTTGCCCCAGCTTCCCTACC